TTGGCCTGGGATTTCACGCGACAGGCGAATTAAGCAATTTGATTGGATAGAGGGGGTACGGGAGTTTCAAACCAACGACGGGATTAGACCGTCGCCTCTATGTTTTAGATATACTTTGTTAAATTGATTAAATATACCATGAATACATAAAACCTAACCGAAACTATAGAGGTTCGCGGCCATATCGAGGCAAAGTCATACCATGTATCATATATATACACTAAATCTAACCGAAATCAAAGAAAATATATTTATCATTATTGAATAATCATAAAAAAATGTCTATATTCAGTAAAATTTGGGGGATAATTTTCTATTCAAATATTAAGGTTTATGGATCTTCATGCTTACGAATGGATCGTCGGACTCGGTGGTCTTCTCGCAGTTACAACTGCATATGGTATTGGTGCTAATGATGTCGCCAACGCTTTTGCATCTTCAGTCGGTTCGGGTGCTCTTTCAATAAAACAGGCTGTCATACTTGCGGGTATTTTTGAATTCTCAGGCGCACTACTCATGGGTAGTCATGTCACAGATACAATAAGAAAAGGTATAGCGGATTACTCATGTTTCGAAGATGATCCAGCTATACTCATGTATGGGTGTATGTGTGTTCTCGCAGCCATGTCTGTGTGGTTAATTACTGCATCATACTTAGAAATGCCCGTAAGTACAACACATAGTTGTGTTGGTGGTATGATTGGAATGACCATGGTATCACGAGGTGCGAAATGCGTTACATGGTCTAAAGAAACGGATCAGTTTCCTTACGTTAAAGGTGTTTCCGCTATAGTCATATCTTGGCTTTTATCACCGATTGTTTCTGGTATTTTTGCATCATTCTTTTTTTATATTTTAAGACTTAGCGTTCTTCGGTCGGAAAATTCGTTTACACGAAGTAGATATGCTTTCCCTTTCTTATTGGGATCGACCGTTTGTATTAATGTATTTTTTATAGTGTATAAAGGTGCCAAGTTTTTAAAACTTAATGAAACGCCAATTGAAATTGCATTTGCGTATGCATTTGGTTTAGGTGGAGGTGTTGGTTTGTTATCATTAGCGATTGTTCCATATTTACATAAACTCGCGGAACAAAAATTTATAGACGAAATGGAAGATAATGAAAAAATGGAAATACCATTAGACAATAAACCAGATTGTCCTCCACGAGACGATGAAAAAATACACGTACGTATTTATAATTACATTAAAAATTCTATGAATATAGATAATAATGAAATTATCGAAAGTGACGAAACTGTTATGAGTATACACGAAAATGCTGAAAAATTCGATCCAAAAACTGAAATATCCATGCGGTATCTACAAATCATAACAGCGTGTTGTGATGCGTTTGCACACGGTGCAAATGACGTTGCTAACTCAATCGCACCATTCGGGGCTATATGGGCCATATATGAATCGGGTGAAGTGTCGAGTAAGAAAAACGATCTTGGTAATAATGCATACTGGATACTTTCTTTAGGTGCTTTTGGTATTGTTATTGGTTTAGCGACGTACGGGTACAAGATCTTACATGCACTTGGTACAAAACTTACTAAAATCACACCAAGTCGGGGGACGTGTATTGAACTTGGAAGTGCGTGTGTCGTTATCATGGGAAGTAGACTTGGGTGGCCTCTTTCGACCACGCATTGTCAGGTAGGTGCAACTGTCGGTGTTGGATTATTAGAAGGTAAAAAGGGTATAAATTACAAAATTCTAAGAAAAACAGTATTAGGATGGGTTATAACACTCGTTGTTGTTGGTGGAGGAACAGCTTTATTGTTTGTACAAGGTGCCTATGCACCAATGGCACATTACCCGTCATACGTTAAAAATTAATTCGCTTTTTCCTCTTCTTCGTCAAGCATTTTACGTAACTTTTCCTCTATAGATATATCACCATCGTCCTGAGATTCCTCAAACTCTGAATCAGGCATATCAGGATCAAATATATCACCGTGGGTTTCACATAGTTCACACGTTTCAGTTGGTAATTCACCAGGTTTGTGATTGTGTACGGGAACCTCTTTCTTTTTCTTTTTTAGAATTGGGCGTTTCTTTTTTGGTTCTGTAGGTACAGGTAAACATTTTTGCTTTTCGTGCATTTTAATGTGTAATGTACAATACTTTTGACCGGATGTACATGGTTTCGTACACTTGTGTCCCTTAGCCGTCATTGCCGAACACTCGATTTTAGGTTCTTTAGGAACTTTACTCGATTTCTTCGTGATTGGTTTTGGTTTTTCCAAGTGTTCGATCTTATCACGTAAAAGTGTATTTGTTTCGATAACCGAATCCATCTTTTCACGAAGACATTTATTCTCTTCTTCGATTTTTGTAACCTTTTCAACAAGTGTTTGTAATAACTTATTGTTGGAAAGGACGCTGTTGTTTATTTTATCAATGTGGTCGTTCGAATCACGAACGAGACCGATAAGAATGTTTTCAATAGAATCTGACATTTTGAATTTTATATTTTTAGACTATTTTTATTTCACTTAGGTTTTGTTTATTTATTGTGTACATCCAGACTCTAAAGTTTTTCCATTGACACACCCAACGAAGTGATGAAGAGGAGATTTCCCCCCTTCTAATTCTGTTGCCGCAGCACCCTTTTTATACCCAAAACATGTATTGGACCATTTACTTTTATTATTAGCCCCCCTAACACCCCAAATCTCAAACCCTTTCGCCTTAACGGCATCTTTACACCCCTCCCAACCAACTTTCTTAACCGTATCGAACTCGTTCGAATAATACTTCACCTTTGGATCGGCATAATACCCTTTTTTCGAATTTACAGGTTGTGTTGTATCACACGTTGCGTTTCTCCCTTCTCCAATACCGTGATTAAAATAATGATCTCTAAGATTTACTGGTTTATCACCGAAAGCTGCTTTTAAATCACTGTATCGATCTGCATAACAATTGGTATCGATTTTCTTTTGGTAATATTGGTCTCCATCAATCCATTCAGTTCCACCATTCTCTTTAGTATTGGACCATCTATCGGCATTTTGATCCCCTCTATTAGATGCTACTCCTAAAATACGCGTATCATATCCTTTCAGCCAACAGTTATTATTTGTGTGATTATGTGTAAATCCGGCACAATATAAATTCTTATCACATTTATCTGCACATATTCCAAAGCTCGAACCGTGGTGTTTACCTACATCGAACCCCCACAAGTCCCCGGCGTGTGTTTTATGATAATTAGAATAAGTTCCAAAAAATTGATTTGAACGACTCATAACTTCCGTACCTTCCTTAGATATAACGTGTAACCCACCAAAATCTGAAACCATAAATGTAAAGGGTGGTTTTAATCCTTGTTTCGTAGAAAATGTGTGTCCACCTGAACTCTTAACAAGTTCATTACCACCTTTCTTAAACGCAATATTACCGTTCTCACTAAGTGTTAAATTGAAACTCCCATTCGAACTTGCATATGCGGAAACGGTGTTTTTTTCTCTCTCTTTTTGTGTCATTTCTTCGGTGATTTTGTTATACACGACAAAGTTTCCGTCACTTTTTTGATACACGGCTCCCCATTCACCGTTTGGTGATTTCCATATTTTATCAGATGGGTTTAATGCTTTATCACCACTACGCATGATTGTATTTGCCCCAAACAAATCACACTGTGCAAACCTAAAATCGTCTTTGTCGAGATTACCCACTGGTTTCCACGCTTGTTTATTATGTACCCAAACATGGCCGTCGGTGTTTGTAAGCATTTTTTTATTTTTATATTTTACTAATTTGAATGTATCTTTACCACCAAACTTAAGAAACGTACCGTCATCAAATTTAAATTTAATAGTACCATTACTATTTTGATTCACGTTAAACCATCGACCTGGTGCGTGTGAAATTTGGTAATACGTTTTCTTTACAGATTTTGTAAGTTTAAACGTTTCACTACTAATGGTAACTTTAACGTCAAGATCACCGAATGGTCCCGCGAGTGTATAACTGAAATCATCATCAGAAATATCAAGTTCCGCGGTTGCTAATAAATTATCTGGTTTGACTTCGTTATAATATGCCTTAATTATGTTTGTACCTTTAACATCGACGCCTGCTGTAACGTCAACGCCTTTAAATGTAACGGAACCAGTACCGTAATCTGCTAACGCCGATTTTTCTGTAACTTCCTGGTCGGCTTGGATTTTTGTTGTACCCACGTACCTCGTAAATATAAGTTTGTTTACAGAGTCAAACCCACTACCATTTGTCCATGATAATGTAAGATCGATAAATTTACTTGAATCGTCCCCTTCCGCATATTCTATCGCGTACCCTTCCTGGGTACCATTATCTTCACTCTCCTGTGGGTTGATTGTTTTCTTAGCATTCGCGTCGAATGTAAGTTCAGGTTTGTCTGACGTTTCTCCATCTTCACTTTTTTTAGTATTAAAGTAAACGGCCAAAGATATACCGACAATGATTACAACTAATAAAGCAAATAGTCCGAGTATAGCAACTGATTTTGCCATCTCGGTGTTTCTTTTATTAGTGGTGTATATATTTTTTTTTGATTTTTTAATGTTTATATTTTTCCAACTTCAAATTTTTCCCACCCCCCTATACCATTTCTATTACATCTAATGGTATTACCTTCATCTGCACAATATTTACCATGCTTACCTCCTTTTAATGAATATTTACCGTCGTCGAGCATTTGAACTTTAAATTTTTCTTGACGGTCTATTTTTGTTCTATTACATTTAATGGTATTACCTTCATCTGCACAATATCTACCGTGATTGTAATGACCCCCTTTTAACGAATATGTACCATCACTATTCTTTATCGATCTAAATGATTCCCAACCCCCTACACCAGATCTATTACATTTAGTTCCAGAATTACCTTCATCTGCGCAATATTTATTACCTCTACCCCCTTTCATATAAAATTTTTCGTTCGATGCAAATAAATCTTTACTCACATTACCCACTCTCAAACTACGTTTACCATTGAGGACCTGGTACACCTCATCAAGTTTAGCCGCGGGACAGTCGACACTACCCGGATAATAATTCCACGATCCCCATTTATTCTTACTTTTACGTCCTGCGTTGCTTGGGTCAGAACATATACGTCCACACCCTGGAATGTATTGGTGAACTGCATTTCCGTGACCACACCAACCACCATGTGGTGCCAGAGAAATTTGGTTTGGTATACTAAATATAGTTGATTTACCGTTCTTTATATCGTACGTATATACGACGGGTCTAGGGTTCGCATTACTACCCCTATTAGACGTTTCTGTAATTTTCGTAACCCCGTTCTCTTTTATTATCCAACCGGGTGCATATCGAGGTCGTGTATATACTATATCTATTTTATCAACCTTTTTATTGGATACAATAGTAAATATCTTATCACCTACATTGTGGCCATTCGCGTTCCATGACGCGTAATTTTCTGTACCACTTCCAACACTAAACATATTATCGGGTTTATTGTTTCTATTAGGATTTTTATGTATAGTCGTTTGTGCCTTTGTCGCTAAAACACCATCGAGTTTTATGTACTCAACGTGTATTCCTAAAGAAGCATTCTTTTTGTTCATGATAAGTTCGTATGTAAAAGTGGGTTGAGCTGGAGGTGGAGGTGGAGGTGGAGCTGTAGGTGGTGGTATATCAATTTCTTCAAGATTACTCGTATCTAATGCCATTCCAAAATCGTCTTCTGTAAACGTCACAGTTTTCGTATACAATTTAGTATCAGGTTTAATATCGTTATAGTATAATTCGAGTGTATTATCGCCTATAATATTTTCATCAAACTCCTTATTGTTTACTATGTTCATGGTCACATCCGTAAAGTCTTTAAGGTTACCCGCATCGCTATTTTCGTACGAGTGAATTACACTCCCTGAAGAATCTTTCAGGGTAATAATCCATTTCGTAACAGTCCCTTCTATATTCGCTTTATTCGTCCACGAAAGTTTAAGACCCTCCAGTGTATACTCCTCACACCTGGGTTTTATACTATAAATCAAAAATATGATAAATAGAATGATAGCTAATACGAGTATCATTTTATATATCACGAGATAATATTTTTAAATTAATTTATTCTTCTTTCATTTCAATTTCTGGTACGAGACTTGCATTCTTATTCGAGGCTTTAGATCTACTCATAAGTACGTAGACGAAGATGGCCATAAAGAGGGCGACAACTGTTAACATTCCAATTCCTTGGTAATCCATTTTTTTTATATACTATAGTAATATATAAAAAATGCGGCAGTTTACCACCGTCCTGATGGAAGCACTCTTCATCGGTCTCATGTTACAAGTTTTAGTTATGGGTCTTACAAAATATATCTATAAAGGTACAGGTGTTCTAATTATTTCAGGGGCGTTAATACATTTATTGTTTGAGTACTCGCCTTTCGGCAATATTAATGAAAAGTGGTGTAAAATGATATTTGATTAAAAGTTTATAAGTTCGTCTATTATAGCCGTTTTATCGTATTCGAGTTCTTTTAACGTCTCGGATAATTCTTCGTGTTGTCTATCGATATCGTCGTTATAGTCTTCCAGGTAATCTTTGAAGAACATACGTACATCACCAACGTCGTGTCCTGAATCTAAAAGTGAACCAACCGTATATCGAGGTAATCGAATACCAAGTTCCCGCGCGCGTCGTTTCACAGCTTCTTGGCGAACAAAGTTCGTCACGTTTCGTCTATGTTTTAATTTTTCAATCTTTTTTAACGTTTCGTGGATTAATCTATTTACTTCCATAAGTTCATCTTCGAGTTCGTAATCGCGTAACTGTTCCGGGACAGGTGGTGGTGTTTGTATTTCTGGTAAGTCGGGGTGTACATAATCCCCGCGTCTTGATTGTGGTGGTGGCACCGTATCGTATATCGTAAGATCGTCAAGATTATCACCAAATGGTGGGAGACGAGGCATCGGGGAAAAGGGTATGGGTATATCAACGCGCCGAATTCTAAATTCTTCTTCTTCTTCACTTTCAGAATCCGTTTCGTATTTGATATAATCGTGAATCTTTTTGATCGAATCACACATTTTAAGATAATCACCTTCAGAAATTATCTTAGAATTGAGGTCGAGGGTTTGCATTAACGATGTAAGAGCGTCCATTTTTAATATATTAATTTTTTATTTTGTTTCATTACAACTTAGGTTTGTTATTTTTCTTAAAAGTAAAAGGGCTTCTACGGCTTCACCAATTTCACGGTGTTTTACACAAAATCCGTTTTTTCCTTGGCGACAGAGACAGTTTTCGTATACACAGTTTGGACGCATTTTTTATGAACATATTCGTATCATCTCGTACTTAGGTTCTTATTTCACCTTCTTCGAGTTCAGATTCCGAATTGTATTCACTCTCATTATCCAAATCGTCTATGTTTTCTGGTAAATGATCGTATAATCGATCATGGTCGATTTGGTACGTAATTTCATAATCGTCAAGGAAATCACGTAAGGAAATTTTATCGTTAACACCATATTGTTCGTCTAAATACGATTTCCAAAACGAAAGGTTCTTTTTCGTGATTTTACTTGGGAAAAGTTCGACGGTAAACTCTTCGTCACCTTTACACCCACACTGTTTAAGAATATCCTTTTCACTTTCGAGGTACATATCAAAAAAGTGTTCCAAAATACCTATATCCTTAGGTTCGTAATAAAATTCAATAAATTGGGCTTGACCATACGATGTTTCTAATTTTCTATTAGAAATACCAATATACGCAATATACTTATACGTACTTTTAGGAATAAGGTGTGTGGGGTACCCAAAATCAGCGCGTAAACCATATACTTTACATTTTTCACCAGCTAATTCGGAAAAGAGATCATTCACGTCGAAAAGTTCGACAATCGTGGTACAGTTTTTAAGGAGTTCGTAAGTAAGGCTCATCGTATTATATTACACATTAGTTGCTAAGTTTTAAGTCCATGTTTTCAGGGAACGTGTTGTAAAGTTCCGTCCAGTCAATACTCCCGTGAAGGTTATTTTTTTCAACAAACTGTAAAAGAGTTTTTTGACAGTTAAACTCATTTTTAAAGTAATTCATCCAGAACTCGATCCATTCTTCCGGGACGTGTCGCGGAACAACCATAGTATTCAATTCATCTTTTGCCAACATTTGGATTACTGGCTCAATAATACCAATCCGAGTACCATCTTCGCATTTCTCTTCATACATAAAGTCCACTAAGTGAAGTTTATCGTTAAATGCAGATACACCGACATACGCAATATGATTAAGTTCCTTTTTGAACTTTATTAAATCTTGGGGAAAGTTTGTTTTCAATCTCACGCCATACACTTGAGAAGGTGTGCCAGATGAAAATTGATCGTTTCGAAAACTCGAAAGAACACCGTCAAGTTTGTCAAGTCTTTCAAGACTGACAGATTGTTTTGTAAGTTCGTAAATGAGAGAAGACATTTTTTTTATTATACTTATTACAGCTGGTCTATATCACTTAGGTCTTCACTGTACATCAATATTTCCTCGGCCACGATTTGATAAAATGCCATTTTATACGCCAAAAACCCAAATAAAGTTGCCCCCATATTAAAATCAAATGGTAAATCATTAGAATTCCAAGTTGATTCGGCTAGTGCAAGACACGTCGGTAACAATAATCGTTTATTCAAAACGGGTATTCTTTCAATATTATCGACGTATGATGACAACGAGTCTACATAAATACACGATGCAATTGTCCCTAAAGTAGCAGATACACCGTCAATGGGTGTATGAAAAATGAAGTTATACGTCGAAATAGCTACACCGTATTGTAAAGTAGACTTTTTGATTTTAGCCTTGACTTGTTCGTATTCAGCTATACCTTCTTTACGTTTAGTGGGACACGATATTCTAATGGTTTTTGTGTACGGATTTATTATGTTTAACATATTACAATTTATTTATTCTATATCTATACCTTTAATAATATAGTTTTCATCTTGAAAATACTTTTTCTTAAATGCGCGTTCCTTTTTTATAAAATCTTTACAACTCTTCTCAACTTCATATATACGTCTATGAATATTTAATAAATTACTCGTATTTACGGGTGTTTTTCTCCATTTATCACCAAAAATAGTAGAATATTGTAATTCACGTCTTTGGTATTTAAGATCATCCAGAAGTAATTTATAAAGTACGAGTGAATATGAATCGTATTCACTACGCTCGTAATCATTTAAACACATTTGTTCACGCGCAAGTGTATTCATACTTTCACGGAGTAGGTTCGCCCCACTTTTCTCTCCATCGGTTAACCAGAGTTTCGAGTCTCTCTTTTGAGAATCGTGGATTTCCGGAGGCTCGTTGAGGGGCTCCCGGACACACGAGATCACGTGATTCGTACGCGTTAAGTTTTTCCCATACGAGTCTTTGCATGTCACTCGGGAGTTCGTTTGTCGCTTGACAAAACGAGAGTTTATAGTCGTACGTGTGTAAGGCAATGTAGTCGTCCATTTCATTTTTTATACATTTTATTAGAAGTATGTAAACTTAGGTTTCTTAGGAACCTCTAAAATGATTATCTCATTCGCTTCATTTTTAGATATAATATAGTCATTTTCACACATTTTTATAGATGGAGGTTTCTGTGTTTTTATTTCAGGTTTTGGTCGAGATGATAACAAATTACACACACTCGAATAAAACGAAAACATCACTGCTATTATTTATGTTTATTTTTTTATATACTAAATACAAGATGGTTTCACTCCAGGACTTACCTAAAAAGGTTCAGTATATAATTATAGATTCAAAATTTGTAAATGGTTCAAATAATACGTTCAGTATAGATCTTACACTTGAATCAAATTTACACTTGGAAGATATGACGCAAGTATGTGGTCTAAAACCAGTCGATTTTTATGTGACACAGGTTGGACAGGATACCCCAAATTCCGACACTCACATAAGTAGTGTGGCAAAGTACATTGATATAACATGTGAAGATATACCTAAACGTGCTCAAATACTTGATGAACGTAACGGCCAAATTTTAGCACGCGTACCACTCGAAAGACATTTTAATCATGGTGCACATACTATAATAAGGGATAAACAATGGAAAGCATTCCCAAGACAAACAAACTTATTTAACCCGATATCTATACAAAAACTTCATTTTAAGTTATATGAATTTCAAGAAGATACGGATTATGTTACATTACAACCGGATGCAGAATGGTACATGGTTCTCGAAGTTACAACTATAGATGTTAAGGAAAAACCTGTAAACCGCGAAGTTCAAATTCTCGAGGCGTTACATAAACTTATCGGGAAGATAGAGGATCTTAACGTAAACGTTAAAAAACTTCCGGATAAGGAGGATATCGAAAAAATAGAAAAGGAAAAAAAGAAAAAGTACCCCTTGCGTTACTTAATACTCTTTATAACTATGATAATAGGTGGATTTGTATTTGTAAAAAATAAATTTACTCCTTCGATTCCACAACCTTCTTTTTAACCACGCGTTTAACAACTTTTTTCTTTGGTGTTTCTGGTGCTGGTGCTGGTGCTGGTGGGGCTGGAGCTGGTGGGGCTGGAGCTGGTGGGGCTGGAGCTGGAGCCTTTACTGGAGCTGGAGCTGGTGGTACTGGAGCGGGGGTTGGAGCTGGTGGTTCGATTGCATCAGCTATTTGTCTAAGGATACCATAGACAGTTTCTTTGTGAATTTTTGATCTTTGAAGTGCTTCTTCAA